GCTGCATGTAATTCCTCAGAAATCTGAGAACGTCCATGTGCATGCAACATTTTAGATATTGAAGATTCGTCTATAATTGCGCGATATAATTGCAATTCATCATCCCAAACTGCATTGTGTTTCAAGAAACCTGCTTCCGATCCATGTATAAATGGTACGGATTTAGCTTCTTTATCTGCCATAGTGTAAACAATGTCACTCTCGGCTAAAACACGTGCAATATTAGTATGATTGTATGCATCATATCCCTTTTTAACAGACATAATGTTATCATCTCCATAAGTTAATAATGATACTACTTCCGAAAATAATGGTACTGACCACCATTTTTCTTCTTGTGCTATCTTATAATATACGTAACGCATATACAAACTATTAACTAATGAATTTGTAACGACAGTCAATGGATGTCCCGAAGGATTCGATCCACAAAACTGTACTAATGTTCCAAAATAATCATATGTTGGCGAACATATTTCCGTGGCAATGCCGCGCATGATCATTAAATCATCCGCATCGTAATGTCCACTACGTTTTGCTAAATTAATCAAAATCTTAAAACTTGCCAACATAAATCTTGGTGACATACGTCCATCAAAAGATTTGTAATCTCCTGCAACTACTCTGTCTTCTCCATGTTTATAAACATGTTTCATCATTGTAGTCCACTCAGGTGATTCTACGTTCAAACCAACGGCACATTCAAAAACTTCTTTATTCTTTTGCATTAAAGCTGAAATAGTTAAAAAATACTTTCTAACTAACATAATAAAATAAATATTACTTCCAGCAAAAACACGAACTTTCGTTTTCCCAATTTTCGTGGGCTCATCTTTTAAAGAAGCCTTAAATACGGCATTGATTCTATTTCCTTTCAATAAAGTTTCTTCGAGCTTCTTAATCTCCTCCAAAACTTTAGGATCAATATCTCTAGGACATGAAATTCCTTCAACCTCCCTGGATGATTTACTAACAAGTTTAGTCTTAGGACCAGACATTGGAAATCCACAAGCTGTAGCAAAATTCATTGCATTAATACCTGTAGCACCATCTAATCCTGCCAAAACAATATCATCACTTAATTTACCAAGTTGATGTAATTTCCCGCCCAAATGTTTAACAAGGGTGGTTTCATAATCAACTACAGATTTATCAATCAATTCTGGATCAAATCTATAAGCAGTATGAGTTTTATTCTCAATATCTGCTTCCTTATGCATAATATCCTTCATTAAATGAGGTTTATCATGCATTCTTTCCAAGCCTAAATGTTCATGTACCTTCTCTGAAATAGAAGATACTACAACTTCTGACTGTGGTGT